GAACTGTTGAAGAATTGGATAATCCCTTTTCCTTCAGAATTGTTTTGTCCTGAACTTATAGGTAAAATTCTTTGTCTAACTCCTTGGTTCAAAATTCTAGATAAAAATCCTAACTGAACAATACTTGAATTGTCTTGTGAGGAAGTAGATTTTATTTGGTCAGCATAATATGAACCAAAATCATTATCTCCTGAACAACATATCTGATTTATGAATTGATCTCTTGGTCCTAAATCAACCACAGTAGTTGGGAATTGTATCTGTTTAACGTTATATCCAAATCCAGGATATTTCACTAAAGCATCAGGAACAAACTGATTTGGTGTCGGTGAGTTTTTACCAATAAATTTTTGAGCTTGTTCGTTCCACGGAGAAGATCTATAGAAAAATATATTCCTCAAAGGGTTAAAAACTATAACATCATTACAGTATCTGTAAGTAGGTTCTTGTAATATACTGATAGTTGTTCTTTTATTGAAGTTGAACATGTATAATGTTCCGTTAATCCAATTGTTTTGGAATACTTGTGCGAACACTCCACGACATGCCGCAAAGTTCATAGTAAACCTTACTTTCCATTCCAAAAATAATCTAACGTCACTACCGTACTCTTTAACATATCTTTTGTTGAGCAAACAATAACAACCATTTATCATCCTATTTTCAGGTATAGGCCATTGGTCAGTTGGTAATACACCAACGTTACTTCCTGATCCTGAGTAACATGATAAGGGTACCATACCTTCACAAGTGAGAGTACTTGTAAGAGATTGTGTTACAGAATCCTCATCGAAAGAGTCACCTGAAGGTATATCACCTCCAGCATTGATAGAAGGAGGACTCTGAACTCCGTCCAATCCCCAATATAGGAAGTTGTCGTTTTGGTGTAGAGCATAACCTGTTGAGGGGTTAGTACCATTTTGTACTGAGGTTGAGGTGGGAAGTCTGTCACTTCTCATAACTATTCTCGATGAGTTTGAGAACGCAACTTGTGTTGTAAGTTGTCTGTAATATGCAGGTGAATATAGTGCGGTTATTGATGGATTTCCGTTCGGGTCGTAGCCAGGTTGATAAGGGAAATATACACCACCATCTGCAGGTGAATTATAATATTGTTTTTTCTGACAATCTTGATCACAACCTGATCCATTGTTACCTGTCTCTAATCTGAAAGGATAAGTTAATGGTGAGTTCCATCTTATATATGACCCACCTACAACATACGTTGATTGGATTGGTCCTGTAGGTAAATTATACCCGTTCGGATTAGTTTCTTGTAGTGAGTTAATTGTCGATTGTGTGTTAGTTTGGAACAATCCTGAAAGTGGTGTGTATGATGCCGAAATAGAATCATCAGTACTCAAATAATAATAAGGTAAGTTAGAAGTAAACGCAGTATAATTAGTTGGGTTAATTGAAAAAGTGTATGATGGGAAATATAAGTTATTTGCCGAGTTATTAGCGGTATCATGTTGTGCTGGTTTCAAAGAAGTTGTTTGGGCCTGAATTGGTATGTTCATATAATATGTCCCTTCAACTGTCGTGCTTGGGTTAGATGATGAGTAACCAAATATTTTTGACAAGTCATATCTAATTGTTTGTGGTGCAGAAAAAGGGTCAACCCCTCTTACAAAAATACAAATTTCAAAACCTTCATATCCACCCATAGTTGTTATAACATTAGGTACCGTTCTTGTAACTGGTAGGAATGAACAGTTTGGTATTATATATTTCAAATCATGATTCAAATATGTGTAAGGGTATAATGCGTTTGCCGACGTACTTGCAATTGAAGTAAACTGAGTGATTGTCATTCCCGTTATAAGTTGGAAATACTCAACGTCTGTAGGATATTGTAAAAAAGATTGTTCCACTAAAGAGTTTCCTGTTACAGGCAACTGACTTACTTGTGGTGAATTTATTAAAAATGTTACAGGAATCGAGACGTTAGGTGCTGATGGGTTTGCGTAACTTGTAGATACTGATATTGAGTTACCTGTTAGTGTTGTACCCGTAATTGCGTTGTTATTAAATTGGTTTGTGGTGGCACCTGTCAAGTTTATCATACGACTAATAATCTGTCCGTTATCAATTTTTGGGTTTTGGAAAGTAACCACACCTCCAGCACCTATAGAACTAGCAGTACCTGAGTTCATAATAACAACAAACACCTGATCCTTGAATGTAGGTCCTGAAGTATTCAATGATGGATTTATCCAAGTTGTAATTTGGTTGGGTCCTCCGTTGAAGTATTTGTCTCTTGTATTGAATTCATTTAGTTTTTGAGCCAACGGTACCGAAATCGGGTATCCGAAATATCTATCGTCTCTATTTGCACCACCCGGATCCTTGTCCGCAGCAAATAAGAATGGTTGTGGTGCTTTTAATAAATAACTTTCATTTGAAATGTACTTGTAAGGATCTGTTGAACTTAATACGTCGTAACCTGAGGCCATCCTCTTGAAATCTAAAACCGCTCTTACAACAACGTCTTGACTAATATCATCACTTCCTAAAGTGGTTGATAAAGTTCTAAAGTAAGTCAACGGGAATGGACATTTAAATGGATCATTATCGTTATCATCTAATTCCAAATTCGGGTGATTTAGATTTGAATACGAGTTTGCTGAGTTAAATGGAGCGATTATACCCTTAGGTTCTGATGTTACTACTTGAACAGAGGTACCACCCTCTTCTAATGCGTCAATTTCGGATTGGATATCAGCAGAAGTCACATCGTCATCAATAGTTGCGGTTCCACATTCACATTCACAACTAGTACAATCAGGATATGCTATCATAGGTAATCCCAATCTTGGGAAATTATCTACCTTACCATCATTCAAACTTTGAGTGAAAAATTTAGTATACCAAATAGTAAACCAAGACCCTGCGGCGACCAAGAATAAAACTTTTAAACCTTGTGCCACGATTTGTAATATGGTTGCAACTGATATAATTGGAACACCTAAAGCGGATATGTTCAATAAACTTCCAATATAATACCCTAAATCAATACCGGCAGCAATACCTTGATAAATAAGATATGGTCCCAAGAAAAGTAAGAGAACTTTAATAATTGGCCACAGTAACGCTATCAAGTGAGCAACAAATAATAAAACTAATAGTGGGAAAGTTAAAACATTAAGTAAGACATTGAAGACAAAAAAGATAAAGTCAAAATTTCTGATAATGTCGTTGACAGGAAAAGTATTCACTGTTGATTTACAAGTTCTGTTGTCAATTTCTTTTATACCTAAATGTCTTGCTCTACCAATACCATTTTTGTATCTGTCAAGAAACATAGCGGTTGTATACACTTTATTATAATTGAACTCGTAGAATGTATCTTCACAATCAAGTGCTTCTTGTACATTTACATAATCATCCCAATCAGTACTAAATGCATATGATCTTAACAGGTCAAATAATTCTTGAGGGTACTCTGTAAATGATATATCAATTTGAACTGTTGGGTCTAATGGTGTTGCAATTATTTGTAGGGTGTCCCCTGCAGAAATTTCAATAGAGTTTAAACTCCCAATATATGGAATGTTGTTAATTAAAATTTGATAAGATTCCACATTTGTTGTAACGGGGTTGGCCAAACCAACACTATTGGGAAAGGTCACGGTGGATCCTGTAGTCTGACCCGGTGTCATAGTCGGGTAATTATAAACTGAGGAATTGTAGCTTTCAAATGGGTCGGTCGCCGAATTTGTCCAACCATATTCTTTAACATTAGGTACTAAAAAGTCAGCTCTCATAAAGTTAGATTGTAGTCCTTCTTCATTTTGCCATCTAAATTTGAATCTGTATTTAGCCTTTGTTGGAACCCCTTTTTTTGGGTCGGTTGATATTGTCTGTTGACCAAACTCATTTGTATAAATGTAATCCAAGTTCATAGGTACATTTATTAAAAACGTTCCATCACCATCAATTACTTTACCCCCTTCTTCTATCTCATATCTTTCGAGAATTGGTAAACCATTTGAGTCTGTAAATATTGTTTGACGAATGGCTTGTACTTCTCCAGGTCCCGCAACCAATTCACATAAGTTTCCTGTGTTATTTTTTGGTTTACAACTCACATTTAATGCGTCACCATCTGTGTTTGATATCAAAGACCCCAAAAATACTGAGGTAGGTTCGATAGTTAAATTTGCTTGTTTTGTAAGATCAAAGTCTACTCTTGTTATTCCTACTTGACACAAATCGGTATCACCCCAAAAAGGTCTAACGTCGACATCGAAGACTAAGTTTTTAATTTGTGGTAATTCTTGTAAATTAGTTGAGGACTTAAATCTTGCACCGTTAACCTGCGTTTCTGTTGCCAACCCTTGTCTAATTAGATCTTGTGGTGATAATGAAAAACAACCAATATCGGAAAGGTCTATATCCATCACAATAGTTTGAGTCCCGATAGGAACTCCGAAAATCATAAAGTCACCACTTTCGTTTGTTGAAACTGTAAATCTATAATATTTATCAAAAACTTCGATGTAAGATCCGTCCATAAGAACATCTCCTTTATTAGGAAAAGACCCTGTTGATACGTGACCATCATAAGATGGTAATTTAGGAAGTAGATTATATCTATAACCATCCTCGTTTGTATCTGTTATTGTTTTGAATGGGTATAACTCCGTAATTACGGGATCTAATTCGTCTGCAGGTTCTAAGGGGATGAAAACTGAAACCTTGGCGTTTGGTAATCCAAAACCGTTATTTACAAACACTCTACCTGTTACAACTCCATAATCTGAACAAAATCTTGTGTAAACATCATTAGCTAAGATTTTGAGGGAAAGTATTTCCAACTGCTCCCAATCTTGCTCTAAATTTACGTTTATATATTTGTCGACTCCGACTTCAGTCCTTATCCTGTATGATTTTGCCATTAAAAAAATTGTTTTTTCATAAATAGTTTATTTCCTATTTTCATAGAAAAATAGGACCTATCTGAAAAAAATAAATCACTATGAGAAATTGACTGCAGTTAGGTTCAACACTCTAACATTAATGTCTTTGTTAGGGTATCTAATTTGATACATTTGAGTTGGTGTTGCGAACAAAGTGTCAGCCGTTGGTCTGATCTGTCTTGTTGCAGGATCTGCATAGGGCATCGAAGTTTGTGAGGACGAATATTGACCTCCAACTTGATTATAGAATAAAATATCTGAGATACTGACAATACCATTTTCTGCTTGTATCAACCTTCTTAACTCTGAGATGTTAACGTTTTCTCCAAGTTGTCTTACTAACGGGTTAAAGTAGTCACCAATAATTTGGATTGTTTTTGCAACTACCGCTCCTTGGTTTTGACTATTATCTAAAACAACATCCACCGTAACTGAAAGGTCAATTGTTTCTGCAGCTTCAACAGATATATAATCATTGATCATTCTATAATTTGATAGATAGTTAGCAACGTTTTGTTTTAATGTGTTGGATACGACATTTGTTAAAGTACCATTAGAA